CTTCAAGGGCACGCACCACACCGATCGAGTAGAATCGAGGCTTGGCCTTAAGTTGCGTAGCGAGGTCACCAAACTTCGACTTGACGTTCTTGCCAGTCGCATCCTTGCCCAGGTTCAGTTCCTTGTGACGACGCCACAGATCAAAGTAGTAATCACACACAGGGCACTTCTCACCCTGCGTCTTACGGCACTTGTAGTTCCGCCACTGACCCTCACTATTCTGATACTTGTGGACAGCGCCCTCCACAAAGAATTCAAGTGGGTCATCCTTACCAGGAAGGAATCGAACGAAGTTGTCGCCGTCCTGGAACGTAGCCCAGTTCGACATGCCCTGACCGCCAGTGGCCTGAGGCTTGTCCTCGTTCATGATCTTCTTGTGCATCTCACGTAGTTCTGCTAGAGTCTTTGCCATTATTTTCTCCTATCGGCTATTGGTTTGCAATTGAGTGCTAACAAGTTCTATTGGTAAAGCTTGGATTCCTGCCTACTGTTAGCGGAAAGCTGGACAAGCATGTCTTTCTTCATATCCAGAGTGTTACAGATGCCCTTGGCATACCCGTAAGACTCGCGGAGATGACGAATTTCAGAAGTAAAGTTTTGAGACTCCTCCAGAGAGTTCACGTAGTCCTCACCAGCAACAGCGGTGAGCTTGGCACCTTCGGCCCGCTTCTCAGTGCGAGCAGTAGCCTTGAACTCTTCAAAGTTCTCTTCGGCATCATCGAGCAGGCGCTTGATACGAATCATGATACCGTAATAATAGGCATACACGGTCGGAATTTCACACATTTGGTTAGCGACCTGCGAAGGATCGTTAGCCATACGACCGATGTGGACACAGATCTCGTCGTAGATTTCAAGGTTGAGAAGAGGAACACCCAGGTTCTGGTTTACGGTAATGTAACTAGGCATAGATAGTTGCGAACAGTTTAGGGTTAAGGTGATGCAGAGTCATCGTCTGCTTCGACAATGATACCACCAGTTGTTCGTTCGTCAAGAACATCCTTTGTGAATCGAAGTTCTTTTCGTCCAAACCTGCCCCTTCGAGCATACAGTGATAAATCTCATGGATTATAGTCTCTCTTGCGTCAATATCATCAAGAGCCATTTCCAATTTAATTTTACGCTCCTCCCAAAGACAGCAACCATCTACCTTCTGATCGTCTTGCTGAAGATCAGAGTGAAGCTCAAAGGTAAAAGTAGCCCAACCTAAATTTACCTCACCAATCTCCTTATCAATAAGTTTATTGTAGATATGCTTCTTATCCCTGATGAAGGGGAAGTCACTCGGCTTGTTGTTCTTCATGAGAAGGCTCCCGCATTTGAAGGGTGGTATAGTCCACTCCAATATTAATTAGGTAGTGTTGCTTGGAGTCCCTAGCCTTGATAACGAAGACCCGCATCTGACCCTCATCATACTCCTCCTGAGTCTGGTTCAGAGAGATGACCCAGTCGGCAGGCCGAATCTTTCCATAGGAATCTCCAAGCTCTGCGTCTGTGATAATGTTCACACGGCGAGCCTGACGATTGGTTTGGGAAGCTGTCCAGACCAAGCAATTATGCTCGACCGCAAGACCTCGAAGTTCCTCTGCGATCCGCTGTTGAGCCTGATACTCAGAATCAATAATACGATTAGGACGTAGTAGCTCCAAGTAGTCTACAACGATCAGATCAGGCACAAAATTCTTGTGAAGTCGCAACTGTACAAGCAGGGCTCGCAACTGATTCACATTGGAAGCACCCGTGGGGAACTCCTTAATAATCAACCTGCCATTAGTCTTGTTTTGAACTTCCTTAAGACGGTCCTTAAGCTTCAACTGAGCGTGAGGCTTCTTAAGATCAGAGTTACGAATCTCTGTAAGCACAGAGTCGAATCGTCCTGCGATCTTATCCTGGCTCATCTCCAATGAAAGATACAAGACGTTCTTACCCTCGTAGATGGCATGAGCACCCTGATTGACAAGATACAATGACTTACCAACACCTGGAGGTGCGACAACGATTGCAAGCTCCTTAGCTGCCAAGCCACCTTCAAGGTGCCTGTCATGCGTAGCGAATACCGTAGAAATTTTGCGCTCGTTACTATCTTGATAAGATCTGTATAGGCGAGCGTTCACCTCTTCGAAGTAGTCCTGGCCAACGTCTACGTTTCGGTTTACGAGCAACGCATTCTTTACAAGCTCTTCAACCTCAGCAATGTCACCCTCTTCATTAAGGATAACCATGGCCTTGCGAACAGCACCATCCATCGCCTTCTGACGGGCGAACTCCTCTACAGTATCAAGCAGGAACTCACGATCACCAAGACACGCCTTGTCAATGGTGTTGATTTCTGCGATGGTGTTCTCGTAATCAATACCTGCATCAGCCGCACCTGAAACACTGGCGTTGATGTAGTCAGGGAGAACTGAATCTGAAGGCAGCTTACGATACTTATCGTAGTAGTTTCTTACACCTAGGAAGACATTCTTGTAGGCAGGGAAGTCGAAGTAGTCCGACTTCAAAAGTGGCACGATCTCAGAGAAGAACTCAATGTCCTTCTTGAGTAGATACAGACAACCCCGCTTGGTGTTGTCGCTAATGTGGTAGGGCATAAGGTATGATAGGTTGGTGGGTTACTTTTTGAAATTTTGTTTTCCAATAGTACCATCCTTGGTCAGAGAACGGTTCATGTCTTTTAAGTTCTGAGCTTGCTGCTGTGCATCACTCTTAGTTCTTCTCGTAACAACTCCTTCTTTTTCAAGAACTTTAAAGTTAGGCACAACTTTCTTGTAGTGTTGGTCTCCTGTTTTAATCCTCTTCTTTGTGGC